CGCCGGGGCCATGCACCAGCGTGCGGACCGTGAGCGCGGCGTTGAAGCCCTCGACCATGCCGGGCGGCTGCGCCTTCTGCTCCGTGATGGCGGGCAGCGCGTCCCAGCCGCGCCGTTTGGTCAGCGATGTCGGTCCGAGCCAGTCGAACAGTCCCACGGCGGCCACCTCCCCGCGCTAGTAGACGTAGACGGCGCGAGCGTCCTTCACCATCAACTCGGTCAAGGCCCAGACCAGCGCGTCGAGCCTATTCGGCGATTGCCCGCTCTCGGGCGTCCACGACGTCAGTTCTTCCTCAAGCTCAGGATACACGTCGCAGTGTGACACGTTGCCCTGCTCGTACAACTGTGCGACGGGCGCCGCGCGCACGGCCTTGCCACGACTGGCGTGGACCGCCTTGTAGACGACGCTGACGCCCATGTCGCGGGCGGCGTTCTTGATGACGGCGGAAACCATGTCACCGCCGAAATTCGCCTCGCCGACGATGGCATCAGCGGCATAGTCGACGTACGCCTGCACTGCTCTACGGCCCCAGCCGTCCGGCGAGAGCTTGCATGAGCGGTCGGCTAACACGTAGCCGCGCCCGTCAGCGCCGAGTCCTGCCGCCACGATGCCCTGCTCGTCGTTCTCGGCGTCCGAGCCGCCAGACGGGTCGACGGCGACGACGCAGCGCGCCAGGTCAGGCGGAGCGTCGCGTCGGTCGTCGAGCATGGCGTACGTCCACATGGCGCCAGGGTTGTCGGTCAGGATCTCGCCGCCCAACTCCTGCCGCCCGAGACGCGAGCCGCCGTAGCGGTCGTAGTAGCGCGCTCGGACCCGCTCAGCCAGGTGCGGATTATCCGCCGTCGTAGCGCGCGTCACCGCCGTACGCGGGTCGGCGATCAGCGCGTGCAGCAAGCGGCGCGGCTTCGGCGTGGTCGACGCGACGACGCGCGGGTGCTGCCCGAGACGGAGCCCGAACTGGAGATGGTCCCAGCACTGGTCGAGCTTGGCCCAGGCCATCAGCTCCTCGCCCCAGGCGAGGCAGCGATTCCCGCCCGCACGGAGCCGCTCGACGTCCTCGGGGCCGGACGCGCCGAACAGTTTCGCCTCGGCGCCATTGGGCCAGAGCACGAACGTGCCGCCGAGACGGTTGACGAGTCGGACGCTCGGGTTGTGCGCGCGGAGCCCGATCGGGCCGTTGACGCACGCCTCGGTCGCGTCGCCGAGCGTCGGCGCGATGATCGCCACCCGGTGCCCGCCCGGCAGGCCCGGCAGGCATGGCGGGCCCATGACGTGCGCGTTGGTGTAGTGCGCCGCCGCCGCCGTTTTCCCGCTCCCTCTGCCCGCCAGCAGCAGCCACGTATCCCAGTCGCCATCAGGCGGCGTCTGGTGCGGCAGCGGCTCCCAGTCGACGGCCTGCGCTGCCATCCCGAGCGCGGCACGAGCGGCGATCTGCATCGCTTCCCAGTCGGCGCCAGCGAGCGGTAGCGCGTCGAGCACGGCTGTGCTGTAGCGCGGCATCAGTCGTCGTCCTCATGGCACGAGCACTCGCACTCGTCGTCGTCGTCGACGTCCTGAGCAAAGTAGACTTCTTCGCCCTCCGCGTACGCGGCTCGCTCGCCGCGCAGGACCGGCGAGTAGCCGTAGTAACGCAGGTCGTAGCACGACCGGGGGTCGGTGTCGTAGCAGGCGTGCGGTACCGTCGCCATCAGAGCGCCTCGCCCGCCCGGACGGTCACGCGACCGCACCGATAGCAGAACATCTCGCGCATGAGATACCAGCCGATCGGTTCCGTGTAGTTCGGCGGCGACGGCGTCTCCAGGACCGCGAGCTCATCCTCGCCGCAGGACGGGCAGAGCGGCCAGCCGTCGCGGCGCCGCTCGGACGGCTTCACCGCTCGCCCCTGCTCTCGGCTTCCGCGATCTCGGTCGCGCGCTTGACCAGCCAGTCGGGGTCAGCGCCCGTCGCTGCGGCTACGCGCTCAGCCGTGCGACGGATCTCGATCTCCAGACGGTCGACCTTGCCCCACTCGGCATGGCGCCGCCGCTCCAGCCACCAGGCCGACGCCTGCCACGATCCGCCGCGCGCTGCCTGCGCGATGTTCGCAACGTGCGAGACCTCGGCCTGCGCCTCGGCGCTTTTAACGGCGGTCGAGAAATCAAGAAATTGACGCTCCCAGGCGCAAAGCGTTTCGATGGTGATCCCGCCGTACGCAGCGGCCGCCTTGCGACTGTTGCCGGCCGCTAACGCGGCGGTGATGCGCTTGACGCGCTCAGGGGTGTACTTCGACGGACGCCCGCGCGGTGCCATCAGCCGGGCCTCACGGCGTGGAGCGTGCGGGTCGGTGCTGCCCCGCCCTCTCCCGCCTGGACGGCGGGCGCATCGCTAGGATGCTTCGCACGCTTGGGGTATGGCTGCGCTAACGGGGCGATCTGCGCGCGCATGGCGTCATCGAGTGGCATCAGATAGCAACCTTGCGAGGGCGCCCGAACGCGCCAGACGTGATCTCACGGTTGTGCTTCCAGCGTCCTGCATGCAGCCATTGCCAGGACGGCTCGCTCTCCCCTGCATAAAGCCAGCCAGCGGCCTGATAGATCCCGCCATGATGCCCACGCCCGGGATCGGCGAAGCTCACGATCAGTCGCAGCCCAGCGCAAGCGCGACGGATGAACCTCACAGCGATAGCAACGATTCTCGATACTGGGGATACGTGACGGTCAAGCGCGACACGTACCAATTCTGCGACCTGCGTGATGCTCAGCCCGTAGCGTTGGCCGAGCGTCGGCGAGTTGCCCCGCGCAAAGAGCACGCAGCCCACGTAGCGCGACGACTCCCACACGCCCACCTTGACCATCGGACCGATTGGCATACGGCGCGAATAGTGCCAGTGCTCGACGGCGTACCGCGCCGCCGCATGGCTACACCAGTCAAGCCGAAGTTCAGGACGGGACGAAGTCATGGCCGCATTCCGGACACGTAACGTGCGCCTTCTCGTCGAGTCGTCCCTGCTCGTCAATCCCGACCGGCTGGAAGTCGGGCGGCGCGATCCCTTCGCGCGCCGCCAGTCCCGCCAGCATCTCACCGAGCGCATCACCGGCCGACATCGTCAAGTCGTTGAGCAACGCCGCGAGCGCGTCGCGGTTCGTCTCGGCCATAGCGCCGAGCGGGTCGAGCGTCGCTAAGATCAGCCGCTCCTCGTCGTCATCCAGGTCGACCCAGACGGCCGGCACCGACGCCTCGCCGTGCTGCGTAGCGAGCGCGACGCGCAGGTGCCCGTCGACGAGCAGCCCGGAGCGCTCGTTGATGACGACCTGCTGGACGTAGCCGACCTCGGCGAGAACGGAGCTGAGCGCGTCGGCTTGCAGCTTCGGATGCATGCGCCAGTTCGCCGCGTTCGGCACGATGTCCGCGAGCGCGGCGTCGCCGGAGCGGACGATGCGGTTGCGCCAGACTGGAGCGTCGGTCGTCGTCATCGTACCCCCATCGTAGCACTCGTTTTGTCAAGTATGCGCGGAGCCGTGACCTGCTTCGGCTCGTCGCGCCAGACGGCCGCGTATGCGTGCCGGCAGTCGCCGCAGTAGTAGGCGAAGCGTGCGAACTGCGACACGCGGCCACGGTTGGCGCAGCGCGGGCACGGCGGCATGCGCAGCTCCTCTGGTAGGGCGCGATATTCCCACACGACGGAACTCCTCCTCGACGCCGAGCACGGCTGATCTGACGCCGCACACGCAGCCCTCGGTGCACGCGGGCGAGCGGTGCTGCAGGTAGGGGTAGAGCGCGCCGATGGGCGACGTGCGCTGCTCGTCGGCGGTCGTCATGGCAGGTCCTCGACTCCGCTGAGCATGAGCGCGAGCGCGGCGTTGAACGGCGGCAGCTCGTAGGCGTCATCGCCAGGGTCGCCGCACTTGGCGCGACGCGCCCAGCCGTTCATCTCGGCGGGCCACTTGACCCAGCCCCCCTCGCCGAAGTTCGCGACGTAGTGGCGGCCGTCGACGTCGTAGACGAGCACGTCGGTGTTCACGATGACGCCTCCTGTCGGACGATGGGGCCAACGGCCTCGAAGTGCCACGCGCCGCGCTCATCGCGGTGCGCACGCCAGTTCGTAGCAAGCATCGGCACCATGCCCTGTGAGTACGTCGCCAGGAGAGGCTCAGCGCGTGCTTCGGCCTCGCGCCAGTCGTGGCGGCCGGTGAGGAATGGGCACTGTCGCATCGCCAGGTCGGCGCAGGTACGGCCGTCATCGGGACCGATGAACGCGATCGGCCCGCGCCGAATCTTCCCACCGCAGATGCCGCATTTGCCGTGACGAGCGCAGTCCTCGACGTGGGCCGCGTCAACGGCCTTGAAGTCGATGGGGTTGCGCTGGTCGTCGACCATGTACGGCACGGTCAGGCGGCCGACCGTTGGCCTCCCGCTGGTCGCGCTCACGGTCACTCCTCCGCGCCGCGAATACACACGCGCCTGGTCGACGTGAGCGCGTACGCGTCGGCTCTCGACCAGACCGCGATGTCCACGTCGGTCGGCCCAAGCATGCCGCGATCGGCGACGCGGAAGCTCCCGACGCCGTCCACGTCGACGTAGCTTCCGAGCGGGATCGCATAGCCCGCCGCCGCGATCGGCTCGTCAGTGAGAATTGGCGTTCCGTCGGCTGTGAGCGGGCCATATTCCGACCGGACGTAGCCTGTGATGCGACCTTCCGCGCACCAGCCGTCAGCCGACGGGACCGCGAGCAGCGAGAAAGCCAGTAGTGCGAGCTGAGCCATAGAGCCTCCGTTCAGAGCAGGATTCGCTTGACGTCTTCCCAGTCGTCGGCCGACGTCGTCCAGATGTACGTCTCGATGCCGCAGGCCGCGAAGTCCTCGAGGTACGCACGCTGGGCGGCTGTCGGCTTCTCACCCTCAGCCTTCAGCTCAGCGACGACGATGCGTGGCGTCTCGTGCCGTGCGCGGAGCAGCACCAGGTCTGGGAAGCCCGGCGCGTTGCGCGGGATGCGCTGGTAGCTCCCGCAGTCGCGGCACCGTCGCGGCGTGTTCGTGGCCCGATCGTGCCAGGCCCGCCAACCGCGCATGGCAGCGTAGGCCATGACCTGGCTGAGCAGGACCCACTCGGGCTGCACGAGCGTGAGGTCGGCGCTGACGCGGACGCGGTGGCCCACCTAGAGTCCCGCTGCTCGCTTGATGTCATCCATAAACGCATCGACATCGAGCCTCGTCTGATGATTCGCGTCTGCCCAATGCAGCGCCATCTCTCGAATATTTGCGATATCGACCGCAGCAAGCGTTGCCCGACGGATACACACCTCTCGGAAGTCATCGAACGCCAACTGGACGTATTCATCGACGGCGACCCTTCCAGTCATAGGGTCAGCCACCAACACAAGGCCGTCGCGCTTATCAGCACTGCTATCCATGCCGATAAATGCTTGCCAACGCAACCCATCGGCCGACGGTAGGAATCCGTTCGGACACGCAGCAAAGAGCATCTGGCGTCTCGCCTCAAGATCCATCGGCATCGTCATGGCGCTGGAGCTGAGATAGTCGTCGCGCCATTCGCGATAGGTCTGCCCGTTGACTTTCCGTGCCGTCACTTCACCCTCCGTAGTCCCGCGCCGTCCTCAAGCGCGGCGTTGTACCGCTCGACGGTTTCATAGGTCAGCGCAACGACCTGGCTCGCCCACGACCGAACGGCCATAGCGAGCCCATCAAACATCGGCGCCTCGGGGTCGACCTCCAGATCACGAATTGCCGCCAGATCGGCCTTGAGTTTTCGCAGTTGCTTGTGCAGCCGTTCCTGGTCCCTGAGTCGCGCGACGTCCAACTCTGGCACCGACGGCACGGTGATAGGGTCGTCGTCTGTCGGCGGCTCAATGTGAAGCGCCAGCACTGGCTCCGGTGGTAGTGCGACGGGGTCGCCGATGCCCTCAGCCTCTTTTCGGACGACATCGACCAGGCGCGCCCGCTCCCGCTCCAGTTCTTCGAGCCGCGCGATGCGCCGTGCCTCGATGTTCACGGCATCGAGATCAGCATCGGCGCGCTGCCGCTCGCGCTGCACGGCAAGATCGTAGGCGGCCAGGAGCGAGCCGCCGGCCTCGACCTGCGAGGCCAGATCGGCGGCGCGCTCGACGACGAAGCGAGCACGGCTGAGCGACGGTTGGCTAATCCCGGCGATACGAGCCGTCTCTCTCAGATTGATTCTCAGGGAATCACCCGCCGCCTTGATGAGTGCGACGGCCCGAGCGCCCACCGTCGCGTGGCGACGATTCAGATTCCGCTCGACGACTCTTGCGAACCAGTTCGTGTCGGCGGGCAGCGTGATGCAACGCGGCTCGATACCGAGTAGTCGGCAGGCGGCATAGCGGTTACGGCCGTCACCGATGGCACCGTCCGTGTCCAGTTCGATCGGCTCCATCTGGCCGTGATCCCGGATCCCTGCCGCCAGGTCCGCGAACGCCTCAGCGCTCAGCATCGGAAACGCGTCGGCTTCAGAACGGACAGGAATGTCGATGAGCGTCCGTGGATCATCTGGCACGACCAGATCAGTCATCATGCTCCCTTAGCCCTCAGCCACGAACAGCGACGGCTGCGAGAACTCGCGGCCGAGACGGCGCCTGAACGACTCCCAGATGCCCGTATCCTCGATCTCGCCGTCGAACAACTCGATGGTGTGACCAACCAGGATCGGCTTGCCCTCGCCGTCCTCGTTGATGTCGTTCGGCTCCTGCCAGCCAATATGCCGCGCCTCGTGGTAGAGCAGCCGACGGAGCTGCTCGCGGCTGTACTGCGCGGCGTCGAGATGATCGGCGGCCAGCCAGATCACGAACTGGTACTCGCCGAAGAACCGCGCCAGGCCTGACGTCTTGACGCACTTCGCGAGCACGGCGTTGCCCGCGCTCTTGCCGCCCTTGCGCTTCCAGACGGCGGTCAGCCTGATGTCGTGGTCGGTGATGACGTGTAGGCGCTCGTACTCGCGGACGACGTCCCAGCAGACCGCCTCGAGCACCTCGTCGACCAGGAAGTCGGCGCCGTCGAAATCATCCTCCGATGGCACGCGGACGTTGACCATCTGCTCGGTCGCGGTCGCCATCGTTACGCTCCCTTCCGCCGCCTGAGATTGCCCGTCACGTGCACCAGTCGCGACCGCTCGAACAGCCGCCAGAACGTCGCGGAGCCGAGATGCAACTCCAGCCGATCGACGGCCAGGTTCGTCGTCACGATCGTTCTGCGGCCCTCGGAGTAGCGTCGATTCGTAACGTCGTAGAGCAACTCGGTCGCCCACTCGGTCAGGCGTTCCTTGCCGATGTCGTCGATGGCGAGCACCTCGACCTCGGCCAGGCTGTCGATGACCGCGCCCTCGGACTCCGAATCCTGCTTGCCGTACGTCGCCCGCACGCGGCGCAGCATGGCCGGGGCGTTCACGAACAGCACCGACTGGCCCTGCTCGGCGAGCACGCGCAGCAGCGCCACGGCCAGCCCGGTCTTACCGGCCCCGTACTCGCCGGCCAGGATCAGCCAGCGGTCGGTCTCCAGCCAGTCGCGCAGGGCTGGCACGGCAGTCGGGTCGCCGGGGTAGCTCTCGAGCGTGCAGTCGCGGTACTCGGCCGGCGCCTGGCTGCTGGTCCAGAACTTCGCGACGCGCTTGGCGGTGATGTCGGAGCGCTTGCAGTCGCACGGCACATACTTGCCGAAGTCGGGATGATCGGCCGCCACGTCGCGGCGCAGGTAGCCGCCATCGCGGCAGCGCGAGCAGGCGGGCGGCGGGTCAGGCGGCGGCGGACCCAACTCGGCGATCCGCTGGTACAACGGGTGAGCTTTGATGACGGCGCCGAGCCGCTCCGGCAGAGCGTCCACAGCTTGCCCTGCCTGCGGCCCTGCCGAGCGAGACTGCGTAGCAGGCGAGTCGAACGGGTCTACGCTTGCGGCTGCTGCCATGCTGCGATCTCCTCGGCCGTCAGGCTGCTAACGGGCTCGGCCGGGACCCCGGCGCCGTTCGATTTTGACCGTCCGCGCGTCTGTCGCCGCGCCAGCGGCGCACCCCCCGCTTGCGGGGGGTTGGGGGGGTACTCCGGTCCGGTTGTGTCCGGTAGGGTCCGGTCCGGTCCGGTACGCCGGACTCCGGCCGCCGTCCGGCCGGACGGGATGGTCCCGTCCGGTGGATGTCC